AAGTGTTTTATAAATGTCGTTTATATAAGCTTTAGATGCAGCTGATTGCTGGGCTTGTCTACGCTCCTGTTCTGCAAGCTTTTGACCAATCATAGCCTCTTGCATCTTATCAAGTTTAGGCTTAAATTGAGTAGCTTTTTTTTCCAATTCATCACGATCTTTAAGACCTCCAATTTCTTCATCAATCTCTTCAGGTGTACCGAAACCAGTAGTAGTTAAAAATTGACGTACAATTTTTTCATGATTTTCAGGATCTTCAATATCCATGGAGATAACCTCTTCGGCTTGACCTAAAGCCCGAAAGAGGCCTTTCATATCAGTACCACCATCAGCTACATATTTAGCAGCTACTTTAAGTTCTTCAGGAAGAGAGTCAAAAAACTCTAAAGGTACTTGCTGACGAATCTTAGATTCTTTTTCTTGAAAATTTGCTTCTATAAGTTCTTCTACATCTTTAGAGTTGTAGTCTTCAATTTTTTTATCATCGTCAAAAGGAACAATCTTTCCTTTTTTGATAAGACCTTTAATGGTCTCTATCATGGAAGCGTTAACAGGTACAGTCGGCTCATCTTTGAAATCCGGATCAGTAAGTTCATCTACAACAGCTTTAGAGTCAACTACAGGTTTTGCAGGAATAGCAGGATCTGCCGAATCTACTAGAATAGCAGGATCTGCTGGGGTTGCTGGATCTACAGGAGTTTCAGATTCATCCTTATCATTAAGATATTTAAGATCTACCTCCTTGCGAGTAAATACATTTGGTTTAGCTTCCTCAGGAATCATTATATTCTCTCCAGAAGGTCCCGGAGTTCCTAATAATTCATCCAAATTGACTTCTTCTTTGGATACTTTTGTTTCTTCAATTGCCATTTTGTTTGTTGGTTTTTATTGTTGGTTATTATAATATAAGCAAATCTACGGTAATAAACTTTATAAAGTTATGAGTTTTAAAAATTTGCCATAAATTATGGCTACTAGGGTCTAATTAATATTAAAAAGTTATTCCTCTTCAATAGGTTCGTCATAATAAACGTCATCCTCAACTGATGAAATCTCATCAACTTGTTCTGTATCATCAGTTGGATTTTCTACTTCATCCTTAACAAGCATGGCAAACCATACGGCTATTACTATAAGAGTAATAACAATAAGTTTACCCCAATGTCTACCAAGAATTTCCCATATTGTGTTAATGAGACTCTCGCTTTTCTTTACTGTATCTTCTACTTTTTTAATATCCATAGATTATTTCTTTTTAGATTTTTCTTTCTTTTTCTTCTCTTGAAGTTTACCGGCAGCCTGAAGTTCTGATTTAGTCTTATTCTCCTTAGCAACCGCAAGAGTCATATCAGCTTTCTGTTTAGATACCATAATCTTCTCTCTTTCAATAGCAAGCTTATCTCTACCTAAAGCAACCTTATTCGCCTCTTTAGTTCTTTCCATATCCATAGTCTGTGAATACTCTTCAGAGCCTTGAATCCTATCAAGAGCATCTAGATAATCATTTTGCTCATTAAGATTCTTATCCTGCATGGCACCATATCCTGCTGCTTTAATTTGGGCTTCAATAATCTTAGCTTCACGATCTTTTTGACTTTCAGAAGCTTCAAACTCCATTTTCTTCTGATTCTCAGCAGCAATACTCTGTTGTTGTTTATCTGCCAATTCTTGCTGTTGTTGCATCTCTTGCTGTTTTTGCTCTTGTATTTTCTTATCGGACTGTTTCATGATCTGATCAATCTCAGCTATATTATCAGATTTGATAATAGATCCAAGATCATAAATAGAAGCACCAGATGTATTGTTATTAAGAGCAAGTTGTTTAAGCTGTTCTATAGTGGCACGAATATTAGCCTTACTGGTACAAAAGACATTAATATCTCGAGTTAAAAGATCTGTACCATTAATTTCAAAATTCTTACGTTCTTCATTGGTAGTAAGATACTGTAATCGATTAGAAGGATTCTTAGACTGATAATATTGGGCCAGATCTGTTCTCATCTGTTGTACCCGAGGCATTAAATAGTCTGAGTGCTGAATAAAGTAAACCTCGGTCTGAGAGTAACTATTAGCGACTGCCATTCTAACACCTGTTGCTGTTGCCTGTTCTACCTGACCTCCTAAACGCTGAGGAGTGATACCAATAGTCTCAAAAGCCTGCATTTTAAAATACTCAGCTAGTTTAATCCTACCTAGAAGTCTATTAGTCTGTTCAAGATCAAGTTTCTGATAATGCTGGAAAGCCAGTGGATTCTCAGTGTTTGTAATGCTTGTATCAAGTGGAAGCATCTGGAAATTCTTCATTGCTACATACGCCTTAGCTAGGTTGTTCTTTCCCCAATCTTCTCCTAGGGAATGACGTGGTAAAGCATTTTGATCAAGCATAATCACAGTACCTAGCTCATCAACAAGAATATCAGCAATCTGATTATTTACAATATTATAACCTATTTGGAAAGGCTTCATTAGATCTACTAGAGAAGTAGATCTGGCATTTCGATCAGAGAATACTGCTCCTTCTACAGGGAGTTTACAACCGTAAAGACTGCTCTCGCCTTTAAACTGGAATTTTAAGGGTCCTATTTTATTCTGATTAATACCTAAATAGATAGGCTGAGGACCGCCTGAACTATTACTACCCCAATATCCTGGTCGATGAGGTCCAATTTTTAATCCACCATATACATGGTTAATATAGATCCAATCAATATGTTCTCCAAAAAACAGATTCTGCTTTGTTTTATTTTTAAAAAGACTTGTATCATAAACAGGCTTATCAGTAACTTTATAATCTTCAGTAACAATCTCTTGAAAAATATTTCCTAACTCATCAATTTTAATAAGGTGACCTACTTTACGCTGAGACTTCCAATACCCTGTAGTTACTCTAAGCTTATCTGTCATACCCTCCTCATAATAATCTTCATTTTCAGACATAATCCAATTAACAATATCACCACCTTGAGTACCAGAATTATCATACATTGAAGTATACTGACGATATTGAAGAGAAGGAGGATCAGTATTCCAAGCATGAGATTTAGTAGCATCATATCTAGATCCGTCATTTTGATAACCTGTTAAGGCAATCCCGGCAGATCTTACAGGATAAAGAATCTCAAGACTAGCTAGCTGGTCTTCTGTCATAAGCCATCCGTAAGCATCAATAACATCAGCTACCGTCATCATATCAAATTTACCGACATAGAAACTATCGGATATGTATCTAATCTCTGGAGATTTATTATAAAAGGTAAGAACAGGGTTCCATAGTTCAACCACATAATCATCTTCAGTCATCTTAAAATGCCAGAATTCACGATCGGTAATCAAGGAATCCCGGAATCCTCTTTCCTCGAGTTCTTCCATAGCAAACTTCTCAGTATCAGCTCTTAATTGGTGCTCTGCCCATTGTTCAACTATAGACTTATAAGTCTTTGTATAAAATTGTTCAATTTCTGGCAGAGACTTAATTTTTTCAGGATTCATCTCCTGTTGAAATTCTTCAGATTCAGGATCCATTCCTGCTTCTAGAAGTTTTACAGTTACCTTTTGTTGTGCATCAAAAAGAAGAGCCTTTTCTAACTCTCCTCTCTTCATCTCCAGTAACTCATTATAGGAACGTTCATCAGTTGCACGAAAGGTTACTGATGTGTTACGTTTTGCAAACTCCGATACTAGAGTATTAATAACATTAGGAATAATTGGATAGAACTTAAGCTCTAGAGCGCTATCATCCTGCTTAGTAAGAACATCAATTAAATCCTTATACTCAGTATCATCTTCTACAATATAATCTCTCTTATCAATAATTCCTTTTGCCAATTTATAATTCTTCATTAAACGTCTAGCATTCCTACGTATCTGCTTAAGTCCTTCCCACTCTAACCAGTCAAGATTCCAAGCCGTCCAGGATTCATCCTTTTCCTTTTTGGGTATGAATTGTAAAGGTTGATTAAGAGTACCAAGCCTATTGGTTTCAGCCTTTTTACCCTTCTTAAGGTCCATTGCACTTAATATTTCCATTTATCTGAAATTTTTGAAGGGATTTCTGTGAGGGTTATTCATTCCTGTTTGTTTTCTATTACTTCCCATATGACGGAAAGGGCTGTGTACTAATTTACTAAAATCTTCTGACTTATGCAATTTTTTATCAGGATCTTCCACTTTCTTTCTAAATCCAAGATTAGATCTTTGAATAGAAGCATAAGCCACTAAAGCTGTAAATGCTACAAGTCTATCCACGTTTACTCCAACCTGATATGCTTGCATCTCTTTTATAAGCATTATATCAGGAATTCTTTCTACTCCATATGTAATCTTTACCACCTTACCATCAGGAAGGGTTTCCTTATCCAATTCTTCCGAAAGATACTCAATAGCATAACTTAAAATATTCTGAAACAAAGTTCCTACGTTCTTCCATCCATACTCCTGATATACATTAAGATTGGCTTTTAAGTCTTTTAAGAATACTATCTGACTTTTAGATACCATATAGCGCTGCTTTTTCTTCTCTATCATATGCTGAATAAATAGCGATATGTTATTCTCAATGATAGTCTGAGCATTATACCATTCTATGATCAGTTCTAGTCTCTCATGTGTTTTCTTAATATCATCAAATCTACCAGTCCAAGTTGCTACTATCTTCTCCTGCTCTAGGAAGGTCTCACTATCCCCACCTTTCTTATAACGGGTTATTTGAACAGCAGCCTTCATGATATAAATACAACACAAAGATTCACTAGTTGTAGTCTTACCTTCAGAAACTGGGTCAATAGATGCGTAATAGTCACCAAATCTAGGATCTTTTATAGGTCTTTCCCATACCTGGAGAACACCTTCTTTGTTAGAAGAAGTCTTCTTTATTGGAAATTCTGTAATAGGAGCTTTACGAC